ATGCCATCAGCTAAATTAACAAAAACATTTATTGCTAATTTAAAACCCTCTAACAAAACAATAGATTATTTTGACTCAGAGGTTAAAGGTTTGATCCTTAGAATATCACAAACTGGAGTAATATCATACAGATTAAAATACTATATAAATGGTAAACAAAAAATCTACACAATTGCTAAGCACGGTGCAATAACTCTATTACAAGCTAAAAAAGAAGCTCAGAGATTGCAAGGACTAATCATACAGGGTATTGATATTCAAAAAGAAAAAAAACAGGACTCAAAAGAATCTGAAAAAGATATAACTTTCCAAGAATTCCTAAACCAATTTGGATATAAATGGTATAAAAACAATAATAGATGTTGGGAACAAGACATTCGAAATATCAATACAACTTTTAAAGCTATTTTAGATAAGAAAATGTCTGAGGTGAACAATAAGATGTTTATGATTTCTTTTTTAGAAGAAAAAAGAAAAGAAAATAGTTGGACAGATGGAACATATAATCGTAATTTAGGCAGAATCAAAGGCATTTTTTCTCGAGCTGTTGAACATGAGTATTTGCAAGTAAATAATCTAGAAAAAATTAAGAATACTAAAGGTAAAAAGAGCGATAAAGTAAGATACCTATCTGATTTAGAAACTCAAAGATTTTTTAAAGCGCTTGAAAATCAAACAGAGCAGCTAAAAAACATAATACTTGTAGCTTATTATACAGGGATGAGAAAAAACGAAATATTAAGTTTAGAATGGGAAGATATTGATATTGATACTAATCAAATAGTGCTTAAAGCACAAAATACTAAATCATATAGTGCTAGATATATTCCAATTAGTCCAAAAATCAAAAATATATTTATATCTAAAAACTCTAAAGGTTTAGTTTTCCAAAACTCTAATGGTAAGAAAGTACCATCATTTCAATATGGATGGGAGAAATTTCTGAAAGAAGCAGAAATAGAAAACTTCCGCTTTCATGATCTTAGACATAATTTTTGTAGTATGTTAGTTATGAAAGGGGTACCAATATATACTGTATCTCAGTTAGCTGGGCATGCAGATGTTAAAACAACTCAGATATATGCACACTTAAGTCCAGATGTTAAGAAGTCTGCTATTGATCTGCTATAAACATTTTAGACAAAAAAAGATTTTTTGTTTTACAAACCGAATTCTAAAAAGTAAATTTAATCTGAGGCTACATAAAAATATAAAGGTTAGTTAAAATGAGTCGAGATCATATAGATCAAAGAAGATGTAAGCAATGTGATGAAGATGCAGAATATGTATTAGATAGTTTAAATAAAGCGAGAGACAAAATAAGAGAGCTTATTACAAAAACTAGAGATAATGATGAAGTACAGCATGAATTATGCAAAGTGTTGAGGCTTGTAAGTGGTTCAATGATTCCTGCACATAGGGTTTATGGTGAAGCTGAAAGACTTAGAGAACTTTTAGAAACTATACTCAATAACCCTGAATCTAAGCGTAATATGTTAGGTAGCCCAATTAAAAAGAAAGTAAAAGAGAAGAAGCATTAAAAAGGATTTTTGTAATGTCAGATGATAAAAAAAAGAAACGACCATTGGATGATTATTGTGCAAGTATACCATCTATACAAGAAATAGATCATAAAGGTGAGTATGGTGCAGAGCCTCCTTTATATAATGTACCATTAGGTACTGATATGGTCGATGAGCTATTAGAATATCCTGTCGAGTTATGTAGTATAAATAACTTTGTATACGATAAATTATGGACAAAGCCAGCGTATGATCTGTTACTAGATAAGGTTCAGAAACTAAATAAAGATTGGCAAGAAAAAACTATAGATACTATAGATCATCAAGATACTGACTTTACTAATTTAAATGCTCAAGACTGTGCAATAGTATCTAATAAATATACAGGTGCTAATTTTGCAAACGCTAAATTTACTAAGACAAAAATACATGGTGGTAAGTTTAAGAATTGTCAATTTGAAAATAACTCTTTTACTAATGCTGAAATAGGACAGGCAAAGTTTGATAACTGTACTTTTACAAATGTAGAGTTTGGTGGGACAGATATAAAAGATGTAAAGTTCAAAAACTGTACTTTTAGTAAGTGTAGCTTTCTTGGTACACAACTCCATACAAGTGACTTCTATGACTGTAATATTCTTGAATGTATCTTTAATTCTGAAATGTGGTACAAAGGTAATATATCTAATACAAAGATTTCAAAGAGTGAATTTAATAAAAGCCAGTTTAGTGGAATTTTAATTGATTCTGTTACATTAGTTGATAGTTCACTTCTTAAAGCAACATTCTTTGCGAGTCAGATACAGAATAGTGATTTTAGTAATAATGCTTGGTTAAAGGTTGGTTTTGCTCATGGTAATAGCATCTACAAATCTACTCTTTATAATGAAAATATCCAACAATGTAATTTTAGTGATAGTGAGTGGATAGCTAATGAGGTACAAAACTCTCAGACATTAAGAAATGATTTCTCAGCTGTTGAGATTCATGATAGTGATTTTGTAGGTCTTAAAGGAGCTGGAGATAATTTTGCTACTGGAGTACTTGCGAACTGTAAGTTTATGGATTGTGATTTTGCACAGGCTAATTTTACAGCTACTGACTTTATAGTTAATAGTTCTATCCAAAATTGTATTTTAGAGAAATTAATCTATGCTTATGCTGTGCTACCAAAGGACTTTGATGAGAACCAACTTAAAAAGACTTCTCAAGCACAGATAGAATCATTGAAAGATAAAGATGTTAGAATTGGATTCCCTGCTGTGAAAGGCAATATTGTTAGCATAACGAAACCCATTAAGTTAAGTAATGTGGTTAAGCCAGATGGAATATATACAGTTACTGGTGATGTTACATTAGATGGAGATATGACTGTTATTTACACAAATAAACCACCAATGAGAATGGTTGAACTAGAGTTTAAAAAACCTGCTTTAGAAGCAGATGCTACATTAACAATATCTAATGCTATTGCAGATATTACTGTAGATACATATAGTGAACAAAAGCTTAAAATAGTTACTCATTTTGGTATATTTGATTTGAGTATTGATTCTAAAATTCAAGCAGGAAATATAACTAAAATCAAAGGTTCTCTATCTACAAATAGTGAAAAAATAAATAATGAGTATAAAGATAATAAACTTGAAGGCACTATAAATATTGGCTTTGATTTAATAGCTACTAAACAAGACAATGATGAAGCTGCTTCTGCTGCTATAAAGAAGGATAGGCCTCAAGTAAATGATTATACTTTCAAGACATTTTTGGTTGGTATTGTAGCAATTAGCTCACTTGTTCAGCCAGAATTAGTACCACTCGTAATTGGTGTAGGAGTTGTAAGTGCAGCGGCTTAATAAAATTATTTTACTTTTCTTATTAATAATACTGTTTATTAATCAAGTTTATGCATATATTAGTATTTCTGAAACTATTGGTTCTAAAATAATATATATGATTAACTATTGGGTTTTATTAATGCCTATTTTTTTTATATATTTTATTGTCAGAAAATATAAGTATGCATATATTTCTTTATTCTTAGTATCATTATATATAGTTTATAAAGTTGTTGGACTATATACTTTTAAAATTCTTTTCACAATGTTTTCTTATGAATATTTTTATTATCAATTATATATTTACTATTTAACATCATGGTTAATTCCATTATTTTCATTGATAGGAGTTGTTATACAAATAATTGAATATAAAAAATTACAAGATGAGAAAGGCTAGTTAAAGCAGAATGTGATAACAATTATCCTAATATGTGTAAGTTTTTAGATAAGAAAGAATTTAATGAGAAAGGGTTTGTTAAAGATATCAATCTTAGTTATTTATAATACTTAAACTAAAGCTTTTATATTGAAAATCAAATGGACTTAATATGTTAGTTTTAAGGCATTCTTTTTCATATATATCAACTTTGAATATATTTGTATAATCTAAAACGAGTACTTCGTTGTCATCTTTATATCGTTTAAGCATAATTTTATCATTTTTATTAAATCCACACTTATTCATGAGAGTTTCATTGGTATTGAAATCAAGTAAGGCTAAGGAACTAAAAATAGTAGCGCCATAGTTTTTATTCATAGATTGTGAAGCCGTATTAATAAACCATAAGCTCATTAATATAAGAGCTAAGATAATTGGTCTATAAATAATCCTCCAGAAAAATATAGATATTGTATAGATAATATTTTTAGCTTTGATATTTGATGCTAATAAAAGTAATTCAAAGGTTGATAATACTAGAAAAATAAAGAAAGAAATAAAAGAAAGTATTTGTAATATGTTTGTAACAGTTAGTAGTAATTGAGTATATGGGAAGTTACTTCCTATATAACCAGTTAAGTCAAATATCGAGTTACTAGCTCTTTCTGATCCAATTAATATTAAAACACTTGAGAGCAAAGCATATAAAAATAAGATTAGGTAATTTAGTATTTTATGTTTACTAAATATGCTATATATTTTCATATACGTACAAAAAAAAGCGATTATTGAATAAAAACATATAACTAGAGATATCCAATTAGTAGTAGCTCTTGCTATGCTTACATTATTTAAATTAGTTAATTGGTCTCTCATTTCGTATGGTTGTAATGCTAAGTATAAAGATAAACACCAAAATAGAATTGTTAAAATTATCATTGGTATAAATAGCTTGATAGTAAAAGATCGAACTTCTTTATAGTTGTCAATAACAAGGTATATTTTTTTATAAGCATAACAAAGTAATTTTAAGACAGTAGTTTGGATATATTTGTATGATTTTTTTAAGTTGAATATTACTATTTTTTTAAATGAATTTAGTACTTCTAGGAGTAATAATATGTGTGCTTTCATAGTACCTACTCTTATTTTAAAAAACCAAATCTGGACTAAGTCCAAGTTTAGTGGCGTTGTATTTAGTGAGTTTAAGTTTTATTTTCTCTGCTTTATAGTTAAGACATACAACTTCTTGATGCTCGTAATCAATTTCGCAGAGTTTAGGCTCATAGATAGGGTGTAAACCTTGAGCCATTTGATCAATTGCAGCATGAAATCTTTTTTTAAATTTATCTTTATTATTAGTAGCCCATTCTATAGAAATACGCTCTCTACTTGATATTTTGCCAGAAGCAAAAACTGAGAAGCTCTTATTATGTGGTTTTTGGGTAATATGCAAGTTTAGTTTAAAAGACTCACAAATAATGTCTTTAAAAAGTTTCATCTTAAAATTCCTTTATTTAATTAGTTTCTAAAAATTCTGGCTGATAAACTCCATCATCGATTGCTGGAATTATTTTATATGATAGTGGAATAATAATTGTTGAGCATACTAGACTAAACATTAGCTTAGATAAAAAACTTATGATAGTCAGTGATAATATTGTGTAGATAGACTCACCAATAGGTATCATTATTAAAAATATAACTGAAAATGTAAAAATAAACTCTCCTATAACATCAGCTATCAAGATTCTTATTATGATGTTGATGTTATATTTTTTAAATATACCAAGAGTTACGGAAGTTATATTCATTCCTAAAAAAACAGCAATACAGTTATAAAAGAAAACATGAGTTAATATACCGTGCATAGCTATATTATATGAATTAGCAAATATTTCTTTACCTGCAGGAGCAGGGAGGTTGTTGGTGAGTTGAAGCAGCCCAAAACCTAATCCAATAGCTAATAGAGCAAAAAATGTCATTCTACGAGCATACATATAATGATAGTTTTCTGTTACAACATTAACAATTACAAAACAAACACCTATAAAAAATATAGCTGTAGCACTTGTAGCAATATCAAAAAAGTTAAAAAACCTATAAGAAGTAATCATGCTTAGAGCTAGGAATAGCGTATACATCATTGACAAGATATAAAAGCCATTCATATTTTTAGAAATTAGATGTTTTCTTTCTAGTGAGAAGCCTGAAAATGTTTCAAAAATTTGTTTGAGTACTTTAAGTAAACTAAGAGGGATATTATTTATCATTTTTTTATAAGTAAATTTTAAATTCTATATTTTTTAAATTAGCATTTATTAAAATAGAATTGCAAGAAATATGATAGTTTTCATTCAAAAGTTAATGTAGTTTAATATGACATCAATATATATCACAAGAGCTAGTCGTAAATATTCTTATAGCGTATAAAAGATTTGTTATTATTGATGCTATACCCCAAATGAAGAAAAAGCAGATTGAATAATAAAGTATATTTATATAATAACTAATAAAGTGTAAAGAATCTGCTTCTAACCACCAATTTGATGAATAAAAGAAAGTATCTTCAGCATTGGAAAGAATTATTGATAGAATAAATAGTAAGGAGCTCATAAAAGAAATATATCCAAGCATTATACTTAAAAACATTTTATTGGTTAAAGGAGTCTTTTTAAAAGCACCTTTATATCTATGACGTATTTCTAATTGCACTTTACAGCCATTGCGTTTGACAATTTCTTGAACTTGCTCCATCTTTTCATTATTGATAGATGGTAAGGCTATTAATGCTGAAAATGAAAAAGCTGTAATAAAAGGTAAAAATACTTGAGTTGAACTTATAATTTTATCTAAAGAAATATGCTGGAGATGAAAAGTAATATAAATGACACAAACAAATACGGGAATAAAAAAGTGATAGCTCCATTTAGAATAATTTTTTGTATTTATTACATACTCTTTAAATGGTTTCAATATAAGTTTTAAGCTTTTCATCACTAATTACTTTGTCAAGTACCTTATTTACAATATCATCTTTAACCTTTTTATATGTAGGCTCTATTATACCATTTTGAAATGGAAGATACTCTTGTTTATGACAAAAAAGATTCTTTATATCGTTAATATCTCTATCTTTTTTAGCATCAAATTCATCCGTATTTGTATATTTATCTTTTATTGTTACATACAGTATCTTTTCAGCATTCTCATCTACTTTGTCACATAATAAGCCTTTCACTTTGGAAATTGCTTTTTCAACATGTTTATAGCCTTTAGGAAATTGTATTATATCTGATGTTTCCTTATAACGCTTGACTGGAGTTGATTCATTATCATCAGATTTATAACTAGAAGTAACAACCTTAACTCTAGATAATTGACCATTTTTTATTATTTGTTCTAGTGTCTCACTTGATGGACTAATATATTTTACATGGCTAAAGAAAGTTATTTTATTAGGTTTTATTTCTTTTGATGTATCTCTTATAGTAATCTTTTTTTCTTTATTTTTTGTGTGGTTTTGTAATAAAGATGTGACAGCTGTTATATTTATACCAGTCGATTGTTCTAAAGCAACAAAAGTTCTATATTCTTCTGAGTTAGGATCCTTGATGAATTTGAAAACGATATGTGATCTTAATGATGGAGCCTCATCAACTGCTTGCTTAAGGTCTCTTAGTGTACCGACTTTATTCTCAAGATCACTAATCCTTAAGTTAAAATTTTTATATTTTATCAAAGCAGCGTATGCTGTTATATGGTCGTCTTTGTCCTTAAAAATTTTATGTTCAACTAATTCTCTTGAAATAGTATCTGTCTTATGTTCAATTCCATTTTTTGCTTCAAAAATTTCTTCTATTAGTTTTTTTGCTGATTTTAAATCAGATAGGTTTTCATTATGAGAATATTTACCCAAGATTTCTTTTTGATATTTTCTACTAGTGCAATCAATTTCTAAACGTAGCTCAAATACAAAAAACTTCGCATAATTATTTTCTTTCATTTTTAAATCTCCATATATGAAATAACTTTAACCACCTACAACTTCACCAAACTAATCTTATATTTGATATTTTTTAACTCGACAGCTGTTAAATCAGAATTATGAGATATATAGTAGCTTTCATTGAAAAAAGTTAGCTTAGCGATTTTTAGTTTTTTGTTGTCATCTTCAACAACCACAAACATATTGTTTTTAAAATCTTCTTTACCGTTAAATCTTTTGATGTATAACTTTGAACCAAAGGGGAATAGGAAATTATGAGTATTTACAGATATTATAAACTCTACATCTTTTTCTCTAGTAGCATAACTATCTGTAGCATCAACTATGCTTTTGCTATTTAGTTCACTAGTTGAAATAACTGGAACTTCTATACCCGCATAATCATTCTTGACTATTTCACCATCTATAAGAGATAACTTTAAAGCTTTAAGAAATCTAAATAATTCTTGTCCTTTAGGTTCAGAAACTCCATTTACCCAGTTACTTATAGCACTTTTAGAATTTCCTGTTTGAGAAACTATATGAGACTGCTTTATTTTAAGTTCAGCCATTCTAGTTTCTATAAACTCTTTTGTAAGCTTTGTAATACCCATAATCTCACCAGTTTTTTAACTATATCGTACGATATAGTAAGTTTATGTAGATAAACCAATAAAGTAAAATTAAAAAATATGTTCATGCATAGGAACTTTTTTAGTTCTTATTCTTGCATTAATGTGTTCTTACATATAAACTTTGTGTATGTTTTGTTTTTATGTATGGAAAAATGACTCAGCAACAATTAGTTAACTTATTTGGTAAGCAAAAGAAAATATCAGATGTTATTTTCAGAAAGAAATCTGCTGTATCTCAGTGGGGTAAAACAGGCGTTCCAGCAGACTGTCAGAGAATTTTCTACTATATGACTAATGGCAAGCTTATCCCTTCGCCTGATGTTCCATATGTTCCAATCGAAGAAATACAACAATTATTAAAAGACAAGGGTGTGATATGAAAAAATCAATTTTAGGGTATCAAATTACTTATTGGCTAAATCCATCAAGTGCAAAAAATTACGGTAATAAAGACTGTGAGAGATTACACCATGATAGAGCCTTAGGAACTATGGAAATTGGTTTTGATAATCTTAGAAAGCTTCAAAAGCGTAAACTAACCATTATTGGTAAGCAAGATCAAACATTTTTAAAAAACATATTCTTGATTAGCGAATACGACTCCATTCTGAGAGAGAGGTTGGAACTGATTGCTCAACTTCATAATAATCTGCTAAGTCATGATCTCCCATGTATAAATCAATGTCCTCAACAGCTTGTTCAGGAGTATTGTAAAAGCCTAAACATTCATCATCAACCCAACAACGATAACCATGAGGGATAAGCTTATGTATCTGCAATTCAGTACCCTTAAAATCAAATTGATAAATCCTGTAAATATCGTTCATATCATTAATTTTATAGTAAGTATCTTTCTTCATTATAAAGAAGTTAGAAGAAATAGAGTAGGGCTATAATATGAAAAATCTTATAAAAATTAGAGACATAGCAAACGAGTTAGGTATTAAGCCATCACGACTTAAATCACGAGCAATTAAGCTAGGAGTTAAAGTTTATAAGAGACCTGAAAAATATGGTCAAAAAAGGCTGTGGCTTTATATAAACAAAAAACATCATAGTCACTTAGTTAATGATAAACATATCAAATTAGTCAGAGCACCAATTCAATGTCCAAAAATAAATTATAAATCACTTTTTGCCTGCAACTGGGCAAACCCTAGAGGAGTGCAATTATGAAAAATCAAATGTTATCAAAGCAAACAGTCAAATACACAAGTATACCAACTGGAGCTATTAGAGATTTAAGTTTTGTAGCTCTTGGATTGTATGCATATATCACATCTAAGCCTGATGGTTGGGAGGGTAATATTGTGCAAATTGCAGATGAGAAACAACTTCGTAAATCAGAAGTTAAAAAAGCTTACAACGAACTAAAAAATAAAGGGTGGTTAGTATGAAAAATCAACCAGTATCTCTAGAACAAATGATAGCTGACAGAGCGAGTACAGCAATCAATCAGCTTGTAGCAGAGGCATTAGCATCAATAGAAGCCGAGAAGCAGATTATTGAACAGCTAGATGAAGTAGCTTATCCAGTCAATATGATAGCTGTACTTGTAGGTAAAAAGCCTATCACAATTCAAACATGGTTTGACAGTGGCAAACTAACTAATGTGGCACCACCAACTGAACGAAAAAAAGCTAAGTTCAAAGAGTTTAAGCATCTAATTGGAGGGAGTCGATGAAAACTTTTAAAAATATAAAAGCATTTAAGTTAACAAATATAGATATTGACCAGTTAGAAATCTATGTGAACGAACTTCCATTTGTATCATCGGAGGGTAAGCACCAAAGAGTATCAATAGGTTTTACTAATCCAATTGATGAAGATGAAAACCTGTTTGTTAAATACAATGGTCTGATATTTCTATCTTTAGCGATTGAAAACAAAGTTTTACCTGCAAAAGTAATAGAACAAATAGCAGCAAAACGAGTTCAAGAGTTACAAAAAACAAGAGAAGTTACTAAAAATGATAAATACGATATCAAAATAAAAGCTGAAATAGAACTATTAGTGAAAGCGTTTACTGTAGTTAATAAGGTAAATTTTTATATTGATACTAACAATAATTTTATAGTCATAGACAGTGCTAAAAGCACAGAAATTAATGAAGTTATTAAAGTTTTAGATAAATGTGGTATTGAGTATGAATCTATAGCAAATTTTAATTCTAGATTCTTAACTAGATGGTTTATAGATGGGTCATACCCTGAGAAGATATCTTTTGCCGATAAATGCAAACTAGAGAAAAGCGATACTGAAAGTAAAGTTCTACTATCTGCAGTTGGTCCAAATCCTATGTTCTATCATGAAGATATGAGGCCTTTTTTAGAGTATGGAGGGATAATTCAAGAGTTAGATGTCGTGTGGGAGGCTGAACTTACCTTCACAATCACTAATTATCAGCAAATCAAAAATATCAAAATATTAAATTTCTTTAACGAAAATTCATCAGATGAGGTGTTGCATAACCTAATCCTAATGACAGGACTATTTGCAAAGCTTCTAAGCGATATATCAAGCTGGGGCATAGGGGAGTGATATGAGTGTTCAAGCTATTAGCTGGGCATTCCAGCAAAAAATCAAAGATGCTTCACCTAAGCTAGTACTTTTAGCATTAGCTAACTTTGCTAATGATGATGGTGTAGCATATCCTAGTTACTCAACGCTTCAAGAGGTAACAAGTAGATCAAGACAAACTATATCAAATTCATTAGAAAAACTTGTAGAATTAGAATTACTTGTGAAAGCAGACCAAGATTATATAGCAAAAAAATATAATAAAAATCAAAACTGTTATATCTTAAATTTTGACAAATTTATTAATGAGTTTAATAAGAAAACATCTCCCAAAAACTTAAATTTAGAAAGTGAAAATAGCTCAAAAACTAGTCAAGTGAGTAGACTAGTCAACTCAGTAGACCAGTCTAATGAGAAGACTACATCAGTCCAACCACTAGACCGAGGTAGTCCAACCACTAGACTCAAACCATTAATAAACAACAATAAACAAATAAAAGAAAAAATAAATAAAAAAGAAAATGATGTTAAATCGAAACTAGAGAAGTCAAAACTATCTCAAAAAGTCAAAGACTCATTAGCTGACTATTTCACACATCGAGAAGAGTTAGCTAAATCTAACAAGACTTATCGATTAACAGAGATAGCAATCAATCGAATTATCAAAAGCGTTGAATCAAATAAGCACAAAGATGATGATGCACGAGTGGAAGCAATTGACAATGCAATAGCATCGAACTGGAAAGGTATATTTCCAGTCAAAGAGAATAAACTCAAACCTCATGTATACGATGGCAAGACACCTGATGCATTTGGCAATTATGGTTATTGTCCAGAAATGGGCTTTTAGGGAGATAGAGCAATGACAAGAGAAGAAACAAAAAAGCTACTTAATCTGATTGGTTCAACCTACAACAACTGTTTCAAGACTTATGATAAAGAACAAAAGCAACTGTTGATAGAGTCATGGTATGCAGTCATGTACAGATATGATCAAAAGGATGTTTTCCGAGCTTTACAGAACTATGTCGAGGTACATACAACTCAGCCCAAAATAGCTCATATCAAAGAAGAATTAAATATTTTACAAGCTCAAAGACACTCATCATACAAACGAGTACAAGATGAAACGAGATTAGACAGTACAGCAAAACTAACTCGCCAAAACCTGATAGAGCTTGTTAGACGAGAGTTTTATCCGCAAATGTGCATGAATATGCCGGAGGAATTGAAGCAACAGCTAAATCAACAAAACAGTCACGAATCAGTAGAAAAGTTTGCTAGTGCAGTTTGGTCTTTGGTTATGTCAGTAGATTTACAGGTTTATCATGTCGAAATGGCTCTTGGCACACTTAGAGGAACTAAATTCACTTTCAAACAATTTATGAAAACTTTGATAGAGAATTATGAGTTTGCGGAAAAGTTGATGGAAGCACCTAACAAGCTCCAAGCTTGCAAAGAAAATATTCTAAAAGAATTAAAGGTAGCATAACGATGACAGATGAAAATCAAGAAATAGAAACAGTTGAAGATGTACATAATCAAGCAGATGAGTGCGGTGAAGATGTCATTGTCGAAAATATCATTCATAGTGAGGGGAATGTTAGATGAGTTATACAAATGTAAATATTGATGGAATTGTAGGAATAGTAGAAAAGTTTACATCAACTAATGGAACTAACATACTAAACATATCTCTAGCTGTAGATAAACCACACAAGACACCTCAAGGAGAATGGGAGTTTATTACCCAATGGCATAGAGTTAAAGCTATTGGTAAACATGCCGACTATTTACTCAAAAGAGGTCTTGATAAGGGAGATAATTTAATCGTACTCAATGCAGAACTGGAAAACTCAAGCTATGAAAAGAATGGGCAGACACAATATGTAACCAAAGTTGTAGCAGATTTTTCATCAGAGTTTTTTGTCAGAAAGAAAAAAGATAACCAACAGCAACAACAGACAAATGATATCAATCCTCATGATGTCAATTTTACAGAGATTGAATCACCTGAAGATGATGATATACCGTTTTAGCAGGAGATAGTGAAGATGACTCAAGGATATAAAAAACTCAGTTTTCTTATTGGTAAACACAATGTTGAAAAGCTTAAAGATATAACAGATGAACGAGGTAGAGTCTATATACCTTATACTTCAAACTCTAATAACAAGCTGAACTCTTGTATATCACAAGATCTTGTAGAAATACTTGTAGAAGAGTTTGGTGGAGAGAGAGTACAAATTAAGCACACAAACAATACTTTTTTAGAAAAGGTTATTAGAGCTTGCATAAAAGAAAATATAAATAAGTCGTATATCTATTCTTGTGTTAGAGCAGATTACGAAGAAGTTGATGAGATATACAAAAAGGTACTGGCAGAGACCCCTTAGATAACGCGGTTAAGGAGGCGCGGACTCTATGCTCTGACTAAAAATTGTAACCCTATGCCAAGCCAAAGAGATTTTTGAAATATGAAAATACAAAATATAGAAATAGAAAAAATAATACCTGATATAAACAACGCTAGAACACATGATTCTGAACAGATTAAAAAATTAGCAAGTGCTATAGATAGATATGGATTTAACAATCCATTAGTAGTTAATCAGAAAAATATAATTTTGTCAGGTCATGCAAGATACGAAGCAAGTAAATTATTAGAGATAAAAGAAGTACCTTGTTTAGTTGTAGATTTAGATAAATCACACCAAACTGGTTATGCAATAGCTGACAATAAAATATCAGATCTTAGTGGTTGGAATAAGAAACAACTTAAACAGAACCTATCTGAACTAGTTGATGATGAATTTGATATGGATTTGACTGGTTTTGATGAAAGCGAACTTTTGGGGCTTGGAGTAATAGAAGACCCTAGTACTGATGGTAACACAGACCAAGACAGTATACCTGAATTGCCAAAAGATACAGTAACTAAGAAAGGTGACTTTTGGATACTTGGAAAACATAGATTGATATGTGGCGATAGTACCTCTATAGAAGTTGTAGAAACCTTATTAGAAGATGATGGAGGTAAGGCTCAGATGGTATTAACAGATCCTCCATATCTAATGGATTATCAAGGTGGAATGGCTGGAGATGGAAGTGTTGGCAAGCAACAAGTTAAGATAGCTAACGATAACTTATCTAAAGAAGATGGGAACAGATTCTTAGCAGAAATATCAAAAAGAATAGCTGAATACTGTGATGGTTCTTGGTATGTGTTTTTCTATAGACTTGGTATAGATAGATTGATGAATATAATGACAGCTAATAATCTAAAATGGCGAAATTTAATAATATGGAAAAAAAGTCACTTTAATCTTAGTAACTCAGATTATAAATCAATATATGAACCTTGCATATTTGGTTGGCAAGATGACTATGTACCTGCTTTGTATGGTTGGAATAAGATACATGAGTTTCATGGTGGTAAAAATCAAACAGATGTATGGGGTGTAGCTGTCCCCAGTATATGGGAAGCAGATAAAGTAAGATTAGCAGATCTACACCCTACTATGAAACCGGTAGAGTTGCTAGAAAAAGCTATCAAGAATAGTTCATTAAAAGATGAAGTAGTACTTGATCTATTTGGTGGTAGTGGTTCAACTATGATAGCTTGTCAGAAATTAGATAGGCAATGCAGAATGATAGAGCTAGAGCCATATTATTGTGATGTGATTGTAAAAAGATGGCAGGAGTTTACAAGAGAGCAAGCAATAAATATTACTCAACAAAAAACTTATAGAGAGTTGTTAGACAATGTCTGATTTACTAAATCAAAATCGACCAAATCCAAACAATTTAATTGTTAAGGGAGACAAGCTTGCAAGCTATTTAGGAATATCTGAAAGACAGATTAGAAACTTAGCAGCAGATAATGAAAGTCGTAAAGCTATAATTTTTAAAAAAGGGGATAATCGTTATCTTTTTCATCAATCTGTAAAAGCTTATATTCGCTATTTAAGAGATTATCAAGGCATAGATTCAGATAATGCAATAGATGTTAAAAAAGCTAGAGCAACTAAAGAGTATTATCAAGCAGAGGAACAAAAATTAAAGGTCCAAACCTTAAAAAAAGATCTGGTAAATTTAGAAGATGTAAGTATGTATTTATCACAGATTTTTACAGAGGTTAGACAGGGACTATCACAAGTTGGTATGAATATTCGTAATGATCTAGTAGGTAAAAGAGATTTAACAAAAATCAAAGAGATAATTGATAATGCGATTAATTCAGAACTTAATCAACTAGCAGATTCTAGCGAAAGAATAATGCAAGAAATACTTGGAGATAGTGAAATTCAAAATATTGAATAGCCAATAATATTTATCGATCTAAATCAAATAATTTTAGTTTAAAAAAATCTAGCCCAGTCATTTATTTTTTTTAAATGTTATAAACGTTATAAATTGTAAGCAAAATAGCAAATAAGGATAAATAATGTATGATGCTGCTGCAAAAATAATAATGTTTATAATAATAGTTTTGTTGTTTATAGGCATGATTTACTCCTCTATCTACAACGCTATTCAAGTTAGTCTGCTAAAGACAGAATTAAATGCAGTAAATCAAACTTGGCAAAACTCAAATCAAAGCACTTTTTCTGCATTACAAAGTAATGATTTAATCAAACACGAATATTCTAAGAGGTTTTATACAGCATTAACTCTAATTAAAGAGCCGAATGAAGAAAGCATGTGTCTTAATGAGAAATTATCTAAAGCTATGGACAGAGTTTTAGATTTACCTCCTCCTAAGCTAAAAATAGATGATGGCTATAAAAGGGAAGAAGATAATGAAGCAGCTTAAATTAATATCAATAGGGTTTGTACTGATCTTATTAAATTCATGCAGTCTTTTTAATACAGTTAGAGTTACTCCTTTATCTAGCCCATATCTTACACAAAAGGTTAAGCCTGCTTATTATACAATTGATACTTATGGTGATGTAATAATGAGCCTCATTAGCACTAGAGAAGCTTTAACAATTTGTAATATGAAGTTAGACAAAATTAAAGAATTAAATGATAAAAATCAGGAGATATAAGGATGAATCAAGAGCAAACAGCATATACAAATCTAAGAAAAAAACTTAAAGAAATTAATCATTATAACTATTTGACAACTGATTCTAAAACTTGCACAGCAGTGATATATGAAAAGAAAGAAATAAAAGCAAAAAGTTGGCAAGAATTAGAGCAGAAAATGCAGGGAGAATTTAATGAATCAGTACCAAGCTAAGATCTTAGCTAACAAATTAGAATTTTTAAGACCGCCTGAAAAAATAACTTTAACAGAATGGGCAGAAAAAAATATCAAATTAGGTTCAAAACAGTCAGCTAAAGCAGGTAGCTTTAAAGCTTATGGTTATCAGCAAGCGATACTTGATGAATTTACAAATCCATATACTCAAAAGATAGCAATGATGATGGCTGCTCAGCTATCAAAGTCATTGATTATAAATATTATGGCTGGATACTGTATCTATCATGATCCTAAAAGTTTCGTAGTTTTACATGCGACTATGTCAGATAAAAATAAATGGTTACATGGTAAGTTTCAGCCAATGATAGAGGATAATCCTCATATTAAAAAGCGATTGGTTAAGCCAAGATCTGATGATGGAACAAATACAGCAGAGATGAAAGACTTTCTTGGTGGAGCAATGTATCTTGCTTGGTCAGGAAGTGAAGCTTCTCTTAGGTCAATATCAGTACCAGTTGTAATATGTGATGAGGTTGATGCTTATGAGATGACTAAGGAGGGATGTGCAGTCAATCTGATATCACAACGGTCAAAAACATTTGAAGACCAAGCAAAGATGGTCTTAGCAAGTACTCCAACAGTTAAAGGTATTTCAACTATTGAAAAGCACTACCTTGAATCAAATCAATGTAAGTACTACATACCTTGTCCACATTGTAAACATGAGCAAATACTAAGTTTTTATCAAATAAAATGGCATACAGATGAGACTGGAAAGCATTATCCAAATACAGCTAAGTATGAATGTATCAAGTGTAAGAAAAATATAACTCATCAACAGAAACGAAAGATAATACTAGAAAATAAAGGCCGTTGGATTGCCAAACATCCTGATAGAAAAGAAAAGGGGTTTCATCTATCTGAATTGTATGCTCCATTCTCTACTTGGGAGCAATTAGTTGAAAAGTTTCTTAAAGCTAAAAGGACTAATGATTTACAATCATTTAAAAATACAGTTCTCGCAGAGACTTGGGAAGAAACTGGGGAAACTTTACAATGGCATATCCTATATGATAGGTGTGAAGTATATGAAGATGATATGCCTGCAGAGGCTTGTTTTATAACAGCTGGTGTAGATGTCCAAAAAGATAGACTAGAGATGGAAGTAGTAGCTTGGGGAATTGGTGAGACTAGTTGGTCACTTGATTATCATATAATATATGGCGATGTAACTCAGCCAGAAATTTGGCAAAAGCTAACCCAAAAAATAAACAAAAAATATCATCATCCTAATGGCTATAATGTACCAATATCAAGAGTGGCAATAGATACTGGTGCTTTTACTCAAGATGTATATAGTTATATTGCTAAGCAACCACGAGGTAAGGTAATAGCAATCAAAGGTCAAGGAGGATATAAAGTACCATTAGTTAAAAAACCTGTAAAAGTAGTAGTAGGTAACCGTTCGATAGAGCTATATTCAATAGGTGTAGATGAGGCTAAAACTACCATCTATAATAGGCTTAACATTAGCAATGATAGAACAGCAGGCTATTGTAATTTTTCAGAACATTGTAATGGTGAAATATATTTCAAACAACTAACATCTGAGAAAAAAGTGGTTAGATATAAGAAAGGTTATCTAGCTTTTGAGTGGGTTGTGACAGCAGAAGATCGTAGAAATGAAGCGTTAGACTGTAGGGTATATAGCTATTTTGCAATGAAAGTAAAAGATGCAAAGCTTGAAAATAGAATGAAGCAACTAGTTAAGAAATGTTAAATTATTTAGGGGCTAAGAATTTCTAGCCCAGTCTTTCATATATAGATACTGATATTTTACAGATAAATGATGATTATTTAGCTGTATTTGATGACATATAAAGAGAAGATAACGCAAATCAATAATAAATTAGAGCTTGTCGATAAACAAATTGATAAACTTTTAGCTGGCGATCCTGTATCGAGTATCTCATCTGATGGTAATAGTATTACTTATGTCAAACTTCAAGATTTACAAAACCTTAAAAAGCTACTTATAAATCAAAAAAATCAACTAAGAAAAAGGTTTACAAAGCAGTCATCTACATTTGCAAAAATAGTGGTGGTTAGCTGATGTTTGGTTTTAAAAAGAAGCCTCAAAAAAGAAAAATCGGAAGAACTGGGGTTGTAACTGAAAAGAGATATTACAACTCTAATTCTTTGATAGACAAGGCTTTATTTTTTATTCAAAACCTTACAGCTAAAGACATTGTAACCAAAGATCATCAAAGAATATTGAATTCAGCTCGTTATATGTATGCCAATAATAGTTATGTTAAGGGCTATATTGGCACAATGAAAAGAAATGTTATTGGTGAAAATGGTTTTGCTTTACAAATGCAAACAGCAAACAATGACTTTAATAATAAAGTTGAAAAAGCATGGAACACTTGGTGTAAAGCAGCTAATTGCGATACTCGTAAGCACTCAAGTTTTAGAGATATCTGCAATCAAGTTTTAAGCTCTCTACTTATTGATGGTGAGGCATTTATCATTATTAATATTAAAGATAAATATCCAAAGCTATCAGTTATTGATAATGCTTTAATTGACTCAAGCTATAATAATGAATCCAAGAATATTATTAATGGTATCGAGGTTGATTTTTTAGGTTCTCCACGAGCTTATTATATTAAAGATAATGGTAGCCATAAGAGAATACTTGCTGAAAATGTTATACATATCTATGAGCCTGTTTGGGCAGGTCAAAGAAGAGGTATATCAGATCTAACCTCAACCATCTCAAAGTTACAAAAACTAGATCAGTTTGAAAATTCAGCTTTATCTAATGCTAAAAATTCAGCTAAATATCTTGGTTTCATTGAGAAAAGTTTAGATCCATCAATGATGGAAATAGAAGATGATATTGTTGATGATGATGGTGAAGCTATTTCACAACCAAAAACAAGAGTAGAAATAGAAGATAGCACTATCGCATATCTTGAAAATTCCGAAACATTTAAGTCTGCCTCATCGCAATACCCTAGTGGTGAATTTGCTAGTTTTAACCGTGCTTTATTGCATAGTATTGCAGCTGGTTTAAATATTTCATATCAGGCTTTGACTCGTGATATTAATGGTACAAATTATAGTGGTGGCCGTACTGCAACACTAGAAGACCAAAAAAGATATAAAACTTTACAGAATTTCATAGTTAATTCATTTGTCGAAGTGGTATTTGATAAGTGGGCAGAGTTTTTTTGCTTACTAAATCCAAGTTTCACACTTTCAAAAGTTATAGAAAATGCTGAGTGGCAATGTTCTCGCTGGTCGTGGGTTGACCCTAAAAAAGAAGCAGATGCAAACAGAATACTTAATGAACTAGGTGTAAAAACTCGCAAAGAAATTATTAAAGAAATGGGTAAAGATCCTGAATCTACAATTGCTCAAATTCTTAAAGAAAGAGAATTATTTGCAGATGAAATAAAAAAATCTAAAAAATCAAAGAAAAATAAAGAGGTTGTGAGTAATGAAAATGATATATAGGTCTCATGATGCTGATATAAGTACACAAGACGATAACACTTTAGTTATATCTTGCTCAAGTGAGAATCCAATAACTAGAAGTTTTAATTTTGATGGGCATAAGTTTAATGATATTCGCATATTGCAGCATAGTGCTGAAAATGTCGATTTATCAAGATTCAAGAATAAGGCACCTGTACTTTTTCAACATAAACAAGAAGCTCCTATTGGTGTTGTAGAAGATTGTTGGTTAGAAAATAGAAAATTATTTGCAAAAGTAAAAATCTCACAATCAGAGGAGGCACAGAAAGTTTATCAGCAAATCAAAGAGGGTGTGCTAAATAAAACAAGTATTGGAGCTATCGTTGATGATAGCGATGTTAAAACTGAAAGAGCAGATAACACATACACAGAAACAACAACTATTAAGCGATGGACTCCTCTAGAAGTTTCAATAGTAACTGTGCCAGCTGATGATTCAGTAGGTATAGAAAAAAGATCACTCCAAATTCAACAAAATTTTACTCAAGCTAACTATTCGGAAAAATCTAATAGTTCACAAAATTTCAATCAACAAAAGGAAGATAATATGTCAAAACCAATTCAACAAACAAATGAAACAACTAAAGCAACAGTAATTACTGACTCTTATGATGAAACTAGAAGTCTAATTTTACAAAAGGCTAAAGAATATAATGTAGCAGACTTGGGTCTAGATATGATTGCTGAAAAAAGAAGTTATGAAGAGTTTGCTGATGCTTTACTTAAAAGAAAAGAAGAGTCCTCTACTATCATCAGTGATTTTACTGATGTTGATTTATCTCCTAAAGAACAAAGATCATATTCTATTGCTAGAGGTATTCAACAAACTCTAAGTGGTGAAAGAAGTGGTTTAGAGCATGAGATATCTCAGACTATAGCTAGATCATCAGGTTTCGTTAAAGATGGTTTTCATGTTCCGCAAAGTATCCTAACTAGAGCTGAAGATTTTAATAGTACAACTAATTCAGCTAATTTAATCAAAACTCATCACATGGGTATTATTGAAAAAATGCAGGCTAAATCTGCGATTCTTCAATCTGCACAGATGATAACTGGTTGTAGCGGGATATTAGAATTTGCTAGAGAAACAGGTAATGTAAAAGCTTATTGGACAGCTGAAGGAGCAAAAACGACAGTATCTAAAAAAAGCTGGGATGAAAAGTTAGAGTTAAAACCAAGAGCCTTAAGAGCAAGCACATCATACACAGATAATTTAATTGCTCAAGAAGCTTTTAATATTGAAATGATGATAAGAAATGATTTAGCTAAGCAGTTTGCTTTAGCTGTAGATTCTGCTGCTTTATATGGTGATGGTAAAAATAACTCTCCAGTAGGACTTGCTAGCACTAAAGGTATAGGACTATATGAATATGAAACAGTAGACTACCCTTTAATGGTCCATCTTAAAAAACTGATTGCTGAGAATAACTTTGATGCTGACTTACTTTATTTATTCGCTCCTGCAATGGAAGCCGATTTAGAGGTTACGCCAAGAGGTAACGGCATACAAAACAATATACTATCAGCTTTAAAAAATTATCGCTCTTCAACTCAAATCATCGATGGAGATATTATTCTAGGTGACTTTAGTGAATTTATGATTGCTCAATGGGGTGATGGTATGACTATACAGGTTAACCCATACTCTAATGATGATGAGGGCAAAATCAAAATAACAGCAAAAATGCATGTTGATATGGGTGTTAAAAATCCTGGTGCATTTTCATTAGCAAAGAAAAAAGCAGTAGCTAAATAGATTGATATGAGTAAGTTAAGCCCTCTTTTTAAAGCTTGTGGTATTGATGTTGTTTACAAAGGTAACAAGCTAAGAGCGTTACAAAGCTTAGATAAAACACAAGCACAATCTAACTCTCATGATATTAGCCTAAGGATTAACAACAATAAATATAAGCTTAGATTTGAAGTTGATCCTGAGCTTAAAGATGGCGATATTATTGAGCTTTTAGATGACAAATACAGGGCTAAACAGACTCGTAAAGTATCTATATTTGGTGAGATTTATTGGGATGTTGATGTGGAACTTCAACAAACTACTAAAAAGGGGTCTATCTATGATTGATATTGATACATCAGCATTAGAGAAAACAGTTAAAAAGCTAGAAGAGAAATCATTTGTCAAGATTCAAAAGGCTTATGATAAGGCTATGCGATTTTTCATATCAGTTGCAAGGATTACTTTAACTCGTGAACAGCAACGAGAATTAACATCTGATGCTTTTAGAAAAAGATTGCTTATTGGAGATAGTAGCCTTTGGTTTGGTCAAAACATGCTAGGTGTTGAGAAATTCACTAATGCGACTCAGTCAGGTAAGGATATTGTCTTTGGTAATAATCAAAGAGTAAAAAATGCTTGGTTTATGAAGCCAAAACAGAATAAAACAGCATTAGCTTTTACTAGAAGTAAAGATGGTCGCACTTATCGTAGAGCAATAGCCCCAGCAAAAAATACTATTCTAGATAAAAATCAGTCTAAGAATATTCAAAAACATTTAGCTAGCTTATTACAAATACACTTTTATCCAAAGTTCAAAGAATTCTTGGAGGCTGAGTATGCTAAATAGAAAACAATACTCAACAAGTGTTGATGCTTTTATATCCAAAATAGCTGCGATACATCCAAGTATTAATGTAGATAAGGAAATTGATGAGATTGATAGCCTTAATGTGCCATCAGTTATCTATTATCTAAATAGTATTGAACCTGAGCAAGCCAATACAAAGCTTAAGGTTAATTTTTCATTGTTAGTCATTAATGATAGTAGTGATGAATTGGGTGATCTTTCAGCATTACTAGTTACAAAGTTACATGAGGAATACTTTGAAACTCAAGGTTTATCTGAGCCTGTAATCATTAACCAAGCTGCTAGATACCCACTAAATAGTAAGAATGAATCTTTGCAAGCAATGATAATTGATGGTGAATACCTGCTTATTCCATATAAAGAAGATTTGGAGAGTTAGATAAATGTTATATCTATGTACTATTGCTGAGTCAAAAAAAGATTATGCTAAAGTTGATTTAGCTGGATTTATTAGTCAATGGTTACCAGTTTGTACAGCGAGAGCTGGAACAACAACAATTAGTACACAGTTAAATATTGGTGAGCAGGTATTGGTAGTATGTGATGATACAGGACTTAATAATGGTTATATACTTGCAAGCTTTCCAACGAATGATAATCCTACTCTTGATACTCAAGGCTATATAGCAGCTAATAAGGACAATCAGATATCTTTACAAGATGAGTATTTAAAGTTAAAAGCTGAACAAAATACAATTCTCATTACTAATAAAGGTATTAAAGTGGATGTCACAAAAGATGAGGGTTTAATACTATCAAATAATAACAATCAAATATCTCTACAAGATAAATCTATCGAGCTAAAGACAGCTAAAAGTACGATGTTAATTGATGAGGATGCCATTAATGTTAATGCTAGTGAGACACAAGATATCAACTTATCACAAGGTAAGAATAATCAAATATCAATTAATAATAATGCGATTAAGCTAAGATTTGGACAAAATATTCTTACAATTTCAGATAAGGGTATTAGTGCTAACTGTGAGATTTCAACGACTAAGGATATTAAATCTAACAATATTAGTGTAACCAAGCATATACATCCGCATCCTTATGGTAATACAGGAGTAGCACAGTAATGGCTTACGATAGAGAAACTGGTAAACAGATCAATGACTATATTGCTAATATCAAGCAGCAAATTACTGAAATATTACAAACACCGAAGACTACAAGACTAAAAAATCGAAAGTATGGATGCGAGTTATACAAACTGATAGATAAGCCAATAAATGAACAGCTCAAAAGAGAAGTAGTAAGAATTGTATATGAGGCAATAGTAGAGCAATTATCACAAGTAAAAGTATTACAAGTATTGGTAGAAGTAGAGTTCGGTAAGTTGGTAATACATATAGAGTTTGAAGTAAATAATCAGATTGATAATACAGATGTCGCAATAGGTAATATATATGGCTAATTTTGATAATATTAACATAAAAGTATTTGCTGAACAGTCTTTTGAAGAGATAAAAGAAGAGCTTGAGGCTAAAGCTATTGAGCTTGATTTAGATCTAGATGAGGGTAATTCTGGAATTATTACTAAGTTATTTGACATTATTGCTTATAAAGAATTTAATTTGATTGAAAAGCTTAATTATCAAGCTAAACAATGTTTTATAATCTTTGCAACCGGAGATAATTTAGATGCTCTCGGTGTAAGCTTTGCAACACCTAGAAATACAAATGAAAAGGATGATGATTATAGAGCTAGGATATTGTTAGCTTTTGACACAATCAGCAATGCAGGGACAAAAGAAGCATATTTATATCATACAAAATCTATTGATGAGGTGTTAGATGCACAAGTATTATCTCCTGAGCCTGCTAAGGTTTTAGTATTCATTAGATCAGAAGTTGAAAATAAACAAGAGCTAGAAAAGCAGGTTCTAGACTATCTTAATCAAGATCATATCCGAGCAATCACAGATCTTATAACTGTGTCACATGGTACAGTTGAGATAATAGATTTTCATGCAAAAATTTATGCAAAAGCAAATCCTCTTGATGAAGTTATTATTCAAAATAGAACAAAAGATCTAAAGCAGTATTTCAAAGATAATGAGAAATTAAAAGCGACTATATCAGTAGCAGGAATATATGATGCTTTGCATGACAATAATATCCGCAAAATAGACTTAATTAGTCCAGCAACAAATCTTGAGTTTGCAGAAGATAAATACCCAGTTTTGGGAGATGTGAATTTGGAGATAATATATGAGTAGTTTATTACCACCAAATGCTACAGAACTTGAGCTAAAACTAGAAAATATTAGTGCTAGAGAAATACCATCAGTAGTTAATACATTAGCAGATATCGATAATATCCCAGTAGAGTTTTTAAAAATTTTAGCTATAGGTTTATCAGTTGATTATTGGAATGATAATTGGACAGAAAGCAAAAAAAGAGCAGAGATCAAAGATAGTATTTTAGTTCATAGAATCAAAGGTTCGAAAAGGTCTATATATGTGGCTCTAAGCAATATCCCAGCTAATATAAAAATTTTAGAATGGTTTGAACAAATCCCAAAAGCAAAACCTAGAACATTTAGTGTAACACTGAATATAACTCAAAATTTTTTAGATAAAAATATTTTAAAAGAAGCTATAAAAAGGATAAGTCTAACAAAGCCTTTATCAACGCACTTTTCTTTGATAGTTAAACAAGAGATTAATAAAAGTATCAAAGTGGCTGGCATATTTGTAACAACCAATTTCATGAGAATAAAAGCTAAAACACAGACATTCAAAGCAGTAAGAATAACTTTCCCCAATATAGTGCAAAGTGCTGAGTTTAAAATCATACAAATGCAGGAGAAGAAATAATGATACAGGTAGTTATAACCGATATTGGTAGGCAAAAACTTATTAATGATCGAAATAATGGCACAGCTAATACTGAAATAAGTAAAGTTAGTTTTGGTACAGGTAAGTATGTTGCAGATGCGACTGCTACAAAATTAAAAAATCAAATTAAAGAGTTAACACAGGTTACAGGATCAAAGATTGATAGTTCAACAATATCTCTTAATATTGTTGATTCATCAAATGATGAGTATTTAGTTTCAGAAATTGGTTTTTGGTTGTCTGATGGTACCTTATTTGCTATTTATGCAGATACAAAAGATTTATTATCTAAAACAGAATTGAGTTATTTATCAATTGAGTTACAGATCAAGTTTGACACTTTAGATACTGATAGTATTACTTTTGGAGATATTAATGTTACCAATCCACCAGCAAGTGAAACTATAAGAGGTATAGTTCAATTTGCTACTCAAGCAGAAGTTGTTGCAGGCAACATAGCAGATAAAGCGATAAGTCCAAAAACTCTTAAAAATGTTACTAGTAGTCTAGTAACTAAAAATGAGCTAAGTAAAGAAGTTTCAAATATACAAGCTATACCAGTAGGTACCGTATTAGCATTTAGTAGTAATACAATTCCAGAAGGATTTTTACTTTGCAATGGGGCATCCATATCACGAGTTACATATGCGAATTTATTTAATATTATCGGTGGAATACATGGCTCTGGTGATGGTTCAACTACATTTAATATTCCTGATTTGAGAGGTTTATTTATTCGAGGAGTTGGTGGTAACTCAGCAGGACTTGGTGCATTTCAAAATATGGGTATTCAAAGTCATAGTCATACTTACTATGTTGGAGGTAGTGCTCTAAATGGTCGTGTTGGTATTAATGAAAGATGGGCAGTTCAGCCTGGATCAACTATGACATCAGCTAGCGGTGGAATAGAAACTCGTCCAGTTAATATGGCATTTAATTACATCATCAAATTTTAAGGATATAACATGAAAATATACAACTATGATAAAAATACTCAAGAATATTTATCTATAGAAGATGCTTTAGAGTCTCCATTAGAAAAAGGGGTGTATATGATCCCAGCTAATGCTACAACAATAATCCCACCAAAAGTTAAAACTAATCAGGTAGCCATATTTCAGAAAAAAGAGTGGATTATTAAATCGGATTATCGAAGCAGTACTATTTATAACACAAAAACCCAAGAATCTAAAGAAGTTGACTATATTGGTGATATTGAAGAGGGTTGGACATTATTAGAGCCGTTAGAAAATTCTAAATGGAATGGTAAAGCTTGGATTTTAGATTTAGTTCAAGTTTTGGAAAAAAAGCAAAGAGAAGTGTCTATACAAAAGTCCAAATTCATAGCTCAAGGAGTAATTCTTGAAAATATTAGTTTCTATTCAGATAAAGAAGCATTCCTACTCATTAAAAATGCTGGTATAGACATGCTTCAAATAGGTCAAACAGTTGCTATTTGGAAAGGCATAAATGGGGTGCTACATAATCCAACCCTTGAGCAAATGCAGACTTTATTTATGTTAGTTGCTCAAAAGTTACAAAAAAGTTTTGTTATAGAAGCAACATTAAACGATCAAATATCTAAGCTTAAAGTAAATGAACTAAATGCTTTCAATATTGATGCCGCATGGCAAGAGGAGCAAGCAAAATATGAGTAATTTTGGACATGGTATATCTGTTGTTGAATTTGGTATAAATGTTGATACTGGAAGTAGTGGAGATACAAAGATTAAAAATATAGTTTCAGGATATGTACTATATTGTGTAGCAAGAAGTAAATCCCAATCAACAGATCCTCAAAATAAAGAAGCTTCTAACTATGAGACTAATTTTGGGAGTGTTTTAGCATCTGGAATAACTGGTTATGGTTGGGACTATGTTTTTAAATCTGGAGTAGGAGCTGTTGCGGAAGTATCTGAAACAATTTTTAATTGGTTTGATCCTGATCATACTTTGAGAATCTATAGTTCATTAGGTGGGGCTAATAATGGTCCTTGTAGAATGAATATTGAGTTTTTAGATTCTAATGAAGATCCTATATTTGTTATCAAAGTAGTTGAAGTAGGAACATACACAATCTCAGTTAAATATGGGAAAAATATGAATAGTCTTATATCAGCACCCGCTGGTCCAAGACAAACCGATTTCAATGGATATTTAATTTTTGATGAAGTGGGCGCTCATTTTTTTAATTATAAACCTGGTGATAGTTGGAATGATGGATCTCAATACAAAAATTTTTCATTTTCTTGTGATATATCTCAAATTAAAAAGATGAAAATAAGTGCTCTGAGCAAAGCAGATAGAGCTTTATACAACTCCGATGGGGTGACTAACTTACTTTACATAAATCCTATTGGATTTGACTGGAAATCATTAGTACAAAAACCACCAAATAATGGGTAGTAAATATATGATCAAAATACATTTTACATATAGTAATAACTGGATATCTAAAGCTATTAAGTTCTTTAGTGTTAGTAAGTTTAGCCATGTAGAGATAGAGATTGATGAAATCTGTTATAGTGCTAAGCCGTTTAAAGGCGTATATGCACATAGTTATGCAGATTTATGTATTAAAGAGGCAAACATCCAAACTTTTTCTATCAACACAGATGTCACAGAAGAACAGAAGAGTTTATTGAAACTGTTTTTAGAGGAGCAAGTTAGTAAGGGTTATGACTATAAAGCTGTGCTAGGTTGTGCATTGTGGAAGCGAGATTGGGAAAATGATGATAAACGATGGTTCTGTTCAGAACTTATAGCATCTGCAATGAATTATGCAGGGCTTGAGCTTACTAATAAATTCTATAAACCTCATAGGTTAATACCGGAAGATTTAGCAGTTAGTTTAAGACTTAAAGTTAATTAATAACAAGGAGAATGAAATGAGTGATTTTTTACATGGGATTAAAGTAGTAGAAGTTGATAATGGAGGTTATCCAATTAAGACTGTTGAATCTAGTATTATTGGGATTGTCGGAACAGCACCTGATGCTAATGCTGATAAGTTCCCAGTAAATCAACCGAAATTAATTATAGGAGATATCTCTAAGGCTGTAGATTTAGGTGTGAAAGGTACATTATATCCGGCTTTAGAAAGTATATTTGCCCAATCAAATGCGGTAGTAATTGTAATTAGAGTAGAAGATGATGCAGATGAAACCAAAGTAACAAATAATATTTTAGGAGGCTATGACTCAAAAACTGGAGCTAAATCAGGTATTCAAAAGTTTAAAGACTGTGCTAACGAATTAGGTGTAATTCCTAAAATTTTGGTAGCTCCAGAGTTTTCATATAAAGTAGAGGTCGCAAACTCCCTTAATGATATAGCAACCAAATTAAGAGCGATAGCAATATGTGATGCTCCTAATGTACCAGTTGAAGAAGTTGTAACATATTCAGCTAATTTTGATCATGACAGAATTTACATAACTTATCCAAAGGTTAAGGTTAACAATACAGAAACTAATGAAATTGAAAGTTGCTGGTTATCTCCATTTGTTGCTGGGATGATTAACAAAATGGATAATGAAATTGGTTTTCATCATTCACCATCAAATAATGACATCAAAGGTATTATTGGCACAGATATATCTGTTGACTTTGCATTATCAGATCCAAATAGCCAAGCTAATTTTATAAACTCTAAAAATATTAATACTGTTATCCATCTTAATGGTTATAAATTATGGGGTAATAGAACAACATCTTTAGATGCTAAGAAGTATTTTATTAATGTAGTTAGAACAGCGGATATCATTGCAGAATCAATCGAGAGAAATCATATTTGGGCAGTAGATAGAAACATTACTAATAACTATTTCGAAGCCGTTACAGATAATGTGAATGCTTATCTAAGAGATTTGGAGTCAAAACAAATTATTTTAGGTGGTAAATGTTGGGCCAATACGACATCAAAGTCTGATATTCAAAATGGAATAGTAAATTTTGAGTTTGATTTCCAACCACCAACAGTTGCAGAGTCTGTAAGGTTCACATATTCACTTAATAGTGAGTATTTCAAAAAATTAACAGGAGGTTTATAAGATGAATTTATCTACAAGTCATTACAAAGCAAAACATTTGGTTAATGCGAATTTAATTATCAATGGTACTAGCTATCATGGAGCCATAGAAGAGTGTGATATTTTAATACCAAAATCTAAAAATTATGAACATAAAGGTGGTATCGCACCTTTAGAAGTTTTCACAGGTTTTGAAAAGCTTGAATTTAAAGCAAAAATCAAAGGTCTTGATGCTGAAGTAATCAAGGCTATATCTTATGATAATAGCTATAAAACTATTCGAATTAAAGGTAGTTTGAAGTCAACAGATGGTAATACACCAGTCAATATTGAATGCGAAGCTCAGCTTAAAATAGAATCTGATAATTTTAATTCTGGTAACAAAGCTGAAAATAGTATGAATATCACATTTGTTTGTAAGTACTATGATTTAAATATTGATGGTAACCAGCTAATACAAATAGATGTAGAGAATCACAAAGTATTAGTTGATGGTGTAGATATGCTACAAGATGAAAGAAATCATTTGGGATTATAGTAAAAAAATTGAAAAATGGAGAAATAAAATGAAAATAGAATTCAATAAAGTTATTAAGGATGAGCATGGTAATAGTATAGATTGCGTAGAAATAAACGAAGATATTACTTGTGGTGATCTTATAGATGTTGGTGATTGTGCAACACCTAATGAACTATATATTAAGTTAGCTGCTAAAAAATCAGAGCTTGCATATTCAGATATGCGAAAGCTAGATATAGCAACAGCTTTGGATATTATAAATAAAATGAGTAGGTTGTTTGGTGGAGATATAAAAAAGCCATTACAAGAGAAACAATCGCAAGATTTAGCAGAATTTCAAGACAAAGTTTAGATACTATTTTACAAATGCAAATACAAGATTTTGCTCTTTGGTATGAAGCATTTATAACTATTTATAATGAGGATCATAGCGAGTAATGAGCATAAACCAAAAACTAAACATACTCTTTGGAGCAAAAAAAGATAGCTCTCTTGATAGAACTTTAGATATTGTTGTTAGTGGCACAAAAAAGCTAGGTGCTACAAGTCTTGAAGCTAGGAGACAGTCCGTAGCATTACAAAATGCTCACAAACAAAACAATGTACTATTAAACAATCAAAGAAATGAGCTAGCACAATTACTCAAACAAAAAAGACTATTTTTAAAAGCTCAAAAAACTGGAAAAATAGCTACAGAACAAGAAAGAAAAGAGTTTGTAAATCTCCAAAGTGCGATCACAAAAGCAAATTCTAAGCTTATAACTTTAACAAATAAAAGTACATCGTCAGCTAATAAAATAAATAATTTCAATAATCAAATTAAAAAGACCAGTTTAGGACTTAAAGGAGCAAATAAAGACTTAATGCAAACAAGTAGCTTATTCGATAAGCTAAAATCTGCTAAAGGTGTGCTAGCTGGGGTTGGACTTATTGGAGGAGGTATTGGGCTTAAACATATGCTTGGTAAGTCTATGAACCTTGAAAGAGCTATGTCAATAAATATGGCTACTCTTGGTATCACAGATAAGAATGATAGCCGAGTCAAAGATCTGTATGCTACTGCAGATAAACTAGGTGCAAGTACAGAATTTAATGCAACAGAAGTCGCTCAAGCTATGTTGCCACTTGCTCAAGCAGGATATTCACCTGAGAAAATCAAAGACACCATAGAAACAGGATTAAATCTAGCGTTAGTATCTAATCTTGATCCTGCTCAAACTGCTGATATTGCTACAAATATAATGGCTGGTTTTAAGATAGATAGCTCTAAGGCAGATATCATTGGTGATATATTAATGACTGCATCATCTAAGTTTAAAACCAATATTGAAGGCCTTGGTGAGACAATGAAATATTCAGCGGTTTCAGCAAGCCAACTAGGATTGAGCTTAGAAGAAACAACAGCAATGGCCGGTATATTGGGAAATAATGGTGTTGATAGCTCAATGGCTGGTACAAGCCTAAATGCGATGTTTTCTCAACTCTCTAATGAAGCAAAACAAAATCAGCTAGCAGAGATTGGTGTAAGTGTTCAAGATGAAAATGGTAATCTAAGAAATTTTAGAGATATTCTTGTCGATTATAATAAGGCTACAGTAGAAATGGGGGATGTTGAAAAAAATGCATTATCAACATCTCTATTTGGCGAAAGAGGTAAAAAAGCATTTGCTATATTATCGCAATCAGTTAAAGATGGTAAGTATCTCGAGAGTATTCAGTTAATAGAAAATTCTAAAGGTGCTTTAAAAACTGCAGCTGATACTATCAATAGCAATACAGTTGGAGCATTTAAAAATCTAGGTTCGGCCTTTGATGGCTTGATGAACGAAATATTGGCACCTGCCTTGTCTGTGATAGATCCAGTTGTTCGTGGTTCAGCCAATTCTCTACAATTTCTAAAAGAAAAATTATCAGGTTCTGGCGGATTAGTTAAAGTATTAATTGGTGCAAGTGTTACTGTAGCTAGCTTTATAGCTACAGTAAAAGCTTTAAAATTTGCTAAAGGTATTTTGTCAGGAATAGGAGGTTCACTAGGTAAAAATCCAATATCTCAAGCTTTAAAATCTGGTCGAGCTCTACCAGTCTATGTAACCAATAATGGGGGATTTGGTGATGCTATAACTGGTGGCAAAAGCAAACGAGGTAAAAGAGTAAGAAAAAGTAGATTTAACTCAGCATTATCAAAAGGTAGTGGAGTTTTTAAAGGAGCATTATCTAAGAGTAGAGGGTTATTGAAAGGAGTCGCTCGAAAAGTACCATTACTGAGTGTGGCTATTGGAGCAAGTGATATTATTGGTACTATAGCAGATAAAAATAGTAAAAAAGCTGATATTGGAGCAGCAGTTGGTGATGCGGGAGGTGCTTTAGCTGGTGCTACAGCAGGAGGTGCTGCAGGTGCTGCTATTGGTTCTATTGTTCCTATTGTTGGCACTGCTATCGGTGGAGTTGTTGGTTCTATTGGTGGAGCTATTGTGGGATCTAGTTTAGGACAATCAATAGGTGGATGGTTGGGTAGTTGGTTTGATAGTGAGTCCAAAAAAACAATAATAAAACCTAGTGAGCCGTTATCTAAGAATCAAAAAACACAAACACAGAACTACAATGATAATAGCAATATTCAAATTCATATTAAGTCTAGTGAGCCTGAATCTGTTGCAAAAGAAGTGCAAAAAGCACTTGCACAATTAGATAAGAAAAAAAGATTTGAGATGATGAACTATTTTGATGTTGGAGTACTAGCATGATAACAATAGGGGAAATTAACTTTAATCTTAAAAAACAATATATTACTAGCATGGGTAGAAAAACTACAATTAACTATGCAGAACTTAAAAAATTAAATAATAAATCAACTATACAATATACAGGAGAATCTGCGGATGTATTAACTATCAATTGTGAAACTACTTCGAAGAATAACGATATAAATAAATTAAGAGAGACTGCTAAATCGGCAAAGCCACAGTTAGTACAAGATGCCTCAGGAATTGTTGGTGAGTTTGTTATATTGTCAGTTAATGAAAAATTTCAATATATCAATCAACAAGGAGCTAGAGTTGTGCAGTTTGATTTGGAGTTAAAGAAGTATGAAAGATAGTATTGTTGCTACAGGTAAAGAAAGTTTAGATAAAATATCTTATAGAATTTTTGGTAAAAATGATGATTATATAATTAAGCTTTTTTATAAGCTCAATCCTCATTTGCATGATTTAGATTTAATCATACCAATGGGAACAGTTATTAAAGTACCATTTGTAATTGATATACAAACAACTACTAAAAAGGTTAGATTATGGGATTAAGCAACACTTATAAGGTACTAATTAATAATCAAGATGTATTTGCTAAGTTGGAATCTAAACCTTTAAGTATGACAATAACTGATGAAAGAGATTTCGTATCAGATAGAGCAGAAATAACAATTAATAATGCTCAAAATATAACAGTACCAAGCAAAGATGCAGAAGTGACTATTTTTATTAATGATACTTTGATGGGTCGCTATAAAATAACGAGTATTTCTTTAAGTTCTGACAATGGTTATACATTGACAATACAATGTTCAGGTGTGGATTTTAAAAATAAATTCAAAACTAAAAAATATAGAAAATTTACAAAAGAGAATGGAAATAATACTCTAGGGATAATACTTGATACTATTGCATCTAGTAATGAATATAAGCATATAATAAGTGATACGCTAAAAAATGAAGTTATAGATGATATGATTCAAAATGATGAAACAGACTTACAGTTTTTAAATAAATTAGCAAAAAAATTTAATGCTAGTTTGAAAGTTAATAATAGCACTATAATGTTAGTTGAAAGAGCCAAACATAATCTACCGACAATCAATATAAATAGGAAAGATATTACAAGTTTTTCAATGTCAGCAGACAATTTATATAATTTTCAAAGTGTATTAGTTCAGTATCAAGATATTAGCAATGGTGGAACAAAAGAAATTACTGTAGGTTCTGGGCATCCTCAATATAAGATTAAAACTATTTATAAAAGCTTAGAAATGGCTCAAAAAATAGCATATAAAAAATTAAAAGAGTTGAGTCAAAGGAAGTATGAAATATCACTTATAATTGATGGAAATGAATATATACAAGCTGAAAGTGTTTTTAAATTATCAAATATTCATGATCTAATAGATGGATCTTGGTCTGTAGATATTGCTACTCATAACCTTAATGATAACGGTTTTGTTACAAGTATTAAAGCTGTTAGCTTATAATTTTAGTACCTTATTAGTACCTTTATCTAATGAGATGGTTTTGTTATGTGTTATAAAAACATTGTGTTTACTGGCTTTGAGAAGTATTT